CTGCCGGGTACGGGGCGAGTCAGCGCTGTTCGCGAGGCCGGACTACCGCACCGCCTACCTGTACGCCGGCAACATCGATGAGCAGTGGTTGTAACGCCGCTACGACATCGGCACGTGGAGGCGGGCAGATCACAGGCTGGGACGGCCTGCCCGCACCAGCCCCATGTGAAGCCCGCCCTTCCCACCTCTGACCGGGCAAGGCCCGGGACGGAGCGACACACCATGACCGCCCGACCAGTTACCCAGGCCGACTACGACCGCGTTCGTGACTTGCACGCCCAGGGCCTGTCTCGCAACGAGATCGGCCGGACACTCGGCCGCTCCGGACGCACCGTCTCCAGGATCGCCGACCAGCTCGACCTCAGCTTCGACCGGACTGCCACCCGTGCCGCCACCGAAGCCAAGAAGGACGACGCCCGCGCCAAACGGACCGCCCTAGCGAATGCCCTCCTCGACGATGCCGAGCGGCTCCGTCAGCAGCTCTGGCAGCCAGCCCACTATGTCGACCACGGCGGCAAGGAGTTCGACCGCGTGGACTGGACTCTGTCCGAGCCGACCTTCGCGGACAAGCACAAAATCATGCAGGCCGTGGGTGCCGCCATTGACCGAGCCATCAAACTCGACGACTACGACGCCGACCCCGGCATCGACGCCGCGAAGAGCATGCTCGGAGCCCTCGCCCGGAGCCTCGGCGCAGCCTACGACCAGCTCAACCACACCGGATCCGGATCCGATGGCGGTTGACCTCGACGCGGTCGGCCGTACCCTGTCGCCGATCCACCTCCGTTCCGTGGTGGAGTCCACAGCCCGCCTCAACATCTGGCAGGGCAGCGTCCGGTCCGGCAAAACCGTCGCGTCGCTGCTGCGGCTCCTCCTGGCCATCGCGACCGCGCCCAGCTCCGGCCGGGTCCTGCTGTTCGGCAAGACCCGCGAATCCGTCAACCGCAACGTGTTCGCGGTACTCACGGATCCGCTCCTGTTCGGGCCGCTCGCCCGCCTGGTCAAGTACAACCCAGGCGCGGCAACCGGCACGATCCTCGGCCGGGAAGTCGACGTCCTGGGCGCGAATGACGCCAAGGCGGAGCCGAAAGTCCGCGGCATGACGTTGTGCCTGGCCTACGGTGACGAACTCACGACGATCCCCGAGGCGTTCTTCACCCAGGTCCTGGCCCGGCTGTCCGTGCCGGGTGCGCAGTTGTTCGGCACAACCAACCCCGACGCCCCCAATCACTGGCTGCGCAAGAAGTACCTCCTGCGGGCCGACACCCTTAACCTGCGGACCTGGCACTCCACCCTCGACGACAACCCGCACCTCGACCCGCAGTACGTCCGTGACCTCAAGACCGAGTACGTCGGCCTCTGGTACAAGCGGTTCATCACCGGCTCCTGGGTGCAGGCCGAGGGTGCCGTGTTCGACATGTGGGATGAGGACCGCCATGTCGTGCCCGCGCTTCCGGCCATCCACCGATGGATCTCGCTGGGCATCGACTACGGCACCCGCAACGCCACCGCCGCCCTGATCCTCGGCGCCGGTGAGGACGGTCGCCTGTATCTGACCCACGAGTGGCGGCACGACCCGGCCACCGCCCGCCGGCAGCTCACCGATGTCGGGCTGTCCCGGGAGCTGCGTGCCTGGCTGGCGGGCCTTGAGGTACCCCGGGCCCCCGGGCTGAAGGGCATCAGGCCGGAATGGACTGTGGTCGACCCGTCGGCCGCGTCGCTGCGCCTGCAGCTACACGAGGACGGCATGGCCCCAGCGCTGGCCGACAACTCGGTGCTCGACGGCATCCGGCTCATGTCGAGCCTGCTCGGCAACGACCAGCTCCGGGTACACGAGTCGTGCCGAGGGCTGATCGACGAGATCCCCGGCTACGCCTGGGACGACAAGGCCGCCGAGCGCGGCGAGGACACCCCGATCAAGGCCGATGACCACTCGATCGACGCCGCACGGTACGCGATCAAAACCCCCGAGGTGCTGTGGCGTCCGCTGCTGAGCTCCGTTCCGCACCTTGTCGCCTGAGCTGACCATTCGGACCTGAGGAGGGCCGCCCCGTGTCGCTGCCCAACCACGACGTCGAATGGCCACCCCGCTACCTCAAGCCAATCCTTAACCAGCTTGAGGAGTGGGACGCCTGGTACTCCGGCGACCCGCAACGCCTGCACACCTACTACGCGGCGAACGTCGCCCGCTGGAGTCCGCGCCCTACCCAGTACGCCGGAGGCGTCGGCGGGTGGCTCGCCCGCCTCTGGTGGGGGCGGCCCGCCACGACCGGCGAGCCACCCGACAAGCTGCACATCCCGGTGGCCGCCGACCTTGCCACCACCAGCGCCGACCTGCTGTTCAGTGAGCCGCCGAAGGTTGTCACGGATGACACCGACACGACGGCGTGGCTGGAGCAGGCCGGTGACCAGTTTCAAGCCGTGCTGCTGTGCGCCGCCGACGTGCAGGCGGCGCTCGGCGGCGTCTACCTTCGCGTCGTCTGGGACCGCGACGTCTGGGACCGGCCGTGGATTGCCTCCGTTCATGCCGATGCGGCCGTACCTGAGTGGCGCTATGACCAGCTGCACGCGGTCACGTTCTGGCGAGAGTTGCAAACAGACGGGCAGCAGGTGATGCGGCACCTGGAGCGGCATGAGCCGGGTGGCATCATCCACGGCCTGTACGTCGGCGGCTTGACTAGCCTCGGCCGGCGGGTGCCGCTGACCGAGCATCCGGAGACCGCGGGCCTCGCCGCGCAGGTCACCGTCAACGGCGACACGATCGAGACCGGCAGGCAGCTCACCGCTGCCTATGTCCCGAACCAGATGCCGTCACGCAGGTGGAGGGCGACACCGGCGGGCGCCAACCTCGGCCGCTCCGACTACGAGGGTGTCGAGCCGCTGATGGACAAGCTCGACTTCGTGTGGTCGGCGTGGATGCGAGACATTGACCTGGCCAAGGGTCGGCTGATCGTGCCGTCGTACATGCTTCAGTCCGAGGGCCCTGGCGGAGGCGCGACCTTCGACGTCGACCAGCGGCTGTTTACTCCTGTGTATGACCTGCCTGGGCAGAGCGGCTCCGGGGCTGGTATCACGGTCAGCCAGTTCGCGATCCGCGTTGAGGAGCATTCCCGGTCGGCGAACGAGTTGCTGGAGCAGATCCTCCGCGACGCTGGCTACAGCCAGCAGACGTTCGGCATGGCTGGTGAGGCCGCGGCGACCGCTACCGAGATTCAGTCCCGGGAGCGGCGCAGCCTCGTGACTCGGGCGAAGAAGGCCCTCTACTGGCGGCCGGGCCTGTCGTCCGTCGTCGCCGCGCAGTTGGAGATCGCCCACACCGTGTTTCGGGCGAAGGTGACACCGCAGCCACCGAAGATCACCTTCGCGGACAGTGTGCAAGAGGATCGACAACGGCTCGCGACCACCGCTGACCTGCTGCGCCGCGCCGAAGCAGCGTCCACGGAGACGCTGGTGCGGCTGATCAACCCGGACTGGGACGGACCCCAGGTCGAAAAGGAGGTCACCCGGATCCAGGCCGAGACGGGCCGGCAGGTGCAGGATCCAGGCACGTTCACCGGGGGGTAAGCCATGCCAGAGCACCTCGCCGACCAGCTTGCCCGCACTCTCGTCGACCTGTACGGCGACCTGCAAACCCGGCTCGCCACCGACCTAGCCCGCCGGCTCGCCGCCGGCATGGACCGCCCCGACTGGGCCGACAACAAACTCGCCGCCACCGAGACGGTGCGCCGCTGGGCGCAGACCCTGCTTGACCGGCTCGATGGTCCTCTCGCCGACCGGGTCGCCCAGGCGGTCGTCCTCGCCTACCAACGCGGCGGTCACGACGCGCTCGCGGAGTTGGCCCGCGTGCAGGACACCCACCCGGACTGGCTCGCCCGCGCCGAGCTGGCCGACCTGCCGCCAGGGCTGCGAGAGATGGTCAACGCCCGCCGGGCAGGCCTCGCTGCCGAGCTGGCCCGCGTCGCCACCCACATGCCCGGCGCTGCCGCGATGCAACGCCTCGCCTACGCGCTGGTGTCGACGTTGCGGGGCACGCACCTGCGGATCCTGCGCTGGACTCTCGACGCCTACCGGGACGTCATCGCCCGCGCCGCCGCGCCCGAGGTTCTCGCCGGCCTGGCCACCCGCCGACGCGCCGCCCAGGTCGCCTGGGAGCAGCTACTCAACCAGGGCATCACCGGGTTCGTAGACCGGGCCGGCCGCCGCTGGCAGCTAGCTTCCTACGTGGAAATGGCCACCCGCACCACCGTCGCCCAAGCCCTCGTGGAGGGCCATCTGGACCGGATCGGCGCAGCCGGCCTCGACCTGGTCATGGTCAGCAACTCGCCGCAGGAGTGCTCCCGCTGCCGTCCGTGGGAGGGCACGGTGCTGTCCCGGTCCGGGCCGGCCGGGCGCCGCACCGAGCACGTCGCCTCGGCCGTGGCCGAGGGCACCGTCGCCATCGAGGTGGCCGGCAGCGTCGACGACGCCACCCGAGGCGGTCTGCTGCACCCGAACTGCACGCACCGGCTGACCGCCTACCTGCCCGGCGCCACCCGCAGACCGGCCCACACCGCCAACCCGCAAGGCGACCGTGACCGGCAGCGCCTGCGGGAGCTGGAGCGTCGGGTACGCCGCGCCAAACTTCGCGAGACCGCCGCGATCGATCCGGCCGCCCGCCGCGCCGCTGCGGTGAAAGTCCGCGCCGCTCAGGCCGCGATCCGCGCCCACGTCGACGCGACCGGGCTGATCCGGCAGCGCCCCCGCGAGCAGATCGGCGCCGCCCGATAGACGTCCCCCGGACCGTCCGGGGGCAGCACCACCCAACCCGAGGAGTCGATCGTGACTCAGCCCGCCCTGCAGCCGCCCGCCGCGCCGCCGCAGCAGCCACCCGCCCCGCCCGCGGGGCAGGTCGGTCAGCAGCCGCCGCCCGCCGCGCCGCCCGCGTCGCCGGCACCGCCCCTACCGTCCGCCCCGCAGCCGCAGCAGGGGCTGCCGTATGGCAGCCCGCCGCAGACCCCGCCCCAGCAGCCACCCACGCCGCCGCAAGGCTGGACCCCGCCACCCGCTCCGACCGGGCAACCGCCGGCACCGTCGGACCTCGGCCCGCCCCAGCCACTGTCGCCCCCTCTAACCGGTCAGCCGGACAACGACGGTGGCGGCTATGACCTGTCGCGGCTGCCCAAGGCCGCCCGAGAGGAGATCGAGCGGCTTCGGAGTCAGGTGTCCGAGCGGGACACGCAACTGCGGACCGCCACCGTCTCCCAGCACGCCGGGACCGCCGCCGGGCAGGCAGGGGTCAACCCAGCCGCGCTGCTCGGCTCGACCGCATGGCAGCAGGCCGCCGCCGGCCTGGATCCGGCCGCCCCGGACTACGCGCAGCGTCTCGCCTGGACCATCCAGACGATCGCCGCGCAGAACCCGTGGATGGCCGCCCAGCCCGCCGGCCCGGCCCAGCCGCAGCTGCCGGCCCGCTCCGGCGGCCACTTCGGCGGCGCACCGACCGCTGCCGCGATGAGCCTCGACGAGCAGATCACCGAGGCGCAGAAGGCCGGCAACTGGCGCAAGGTCATCAGCTTGCAGAACCAAAAGCTGACGGCCGCCCACCAACAGCAACCGCAGTAGGCCCCGGCCGAGTCCAGGGCTCTCTCGACCTAAGGAGCACACCGTGGCCGGAAGCATCACCGGGCTCGGCACCACCTACGACCTGCCCAACTACACCGGGGTCCTCTACCAGCTCACCCCGAGCGACACCCCGTTCTTCTCCGCGATCGGCGGGCTCACCGGCGGCGGACAGACCGACGCCAACGAGTTCGAATGGCAGACCTACGACCTACGCGCGGCCGGGCAGAACACCGCACTGGAGGGCGCGGATGCCCCAACCGCGGAGAACCGGATCCGCGCCAACGTGTCCAATATCGTGCAGATCCACCACGAGACCGTCGGCGTGTCCTACACCAAACTCGCCGCCGTCCAAGCCAAGGCCGCCGTCAACAACGCGCTAGCCAACCCGGTAACCAACGAGCTCGACTGGCAGGTCGAGCAGATGCTCAAACAGATGGCGCGGGACATCGAGTACAGCTTCATTCAGGGCACCTACGTGAAGCCGGCGGACAACTCGACCGCCCGCAAGACGCGCGGCATCCTTGAAGCGACCACCACCAACGTGGTCGCGGCGGCGGCTTCTGCGCTGACCGAGACGATGGTGCTCGACCTGCTTCAGTCGGTATGGGAAAACGGCGGCATCCAGGAGTCGGAAACCGCGACCCTGATGTGCAACGCCGTCCAGAAACGAGCCCTGACGACGATCTTCGTCACGAACAAGAACTACCGGGAACAGTCGCGCAACGTCGCCGGAGTCAACGTGCAGACGATCGAGACGGACTTCGGTCGGCTGAACCTGATGCTCAACCGGCACATGCCCGCCGACGCGCTGTCTGCGGTGTCGCTGGAGCAGTGCATGCCCGTCTACCAGGAGATCCCCGGCAAGGGGCACTTCTTCGCTGAGCCGCTGGGCCGCACCGGGGCGAACGACCGCAGCCAGCTCTACGGCGAGGTCGGCCTTAAGTACGGCAACGAGAAGACCCACGGCAAGATCACCGACCTGGCGACGTCATGATGGCGTTCCGTTGCGACCGGTACCCGCAGCTTCAGGTGTGGACCGAGGCCGGGAGGGTGCGCTTCCGTGATGGGCAGGCCGAGGTGTCCGACGATCAGGCAGAGACGCTGCGCGGCCTGGGAGACGAGTACGGCGTGGTCGAGGTCAGCCCACCCGAGCCCGACGCGCCGAACGAGCCGCCCGCACCATCGGCGGTCAAGGCCGAATGGGTCAGCTACGCGGTCAGGGTGCACGGTGCCGATCCGGACGAGGCCGAGGCGATGACCAAACCCGACCTGATCGACAGATACGGGCCGAAACCCGAGTGAGGAGGGCAGCAGCGTGGCATACGCAACCGAGGCGGAGCTGACCGCCTACCCGGTGACGGTGCCGACCAGCGCGTCCGCCGCGCTGCTGCTCACCCGAGCCAGCAGGGACGTCGACCGGGCGCTGCTGTGCGCCGTCTACGGCGCGACGGATGCGGACGTGATCGCCGCCCTACGCGATGCCACGTGTGAGCAGGTCGCCGGGATGATCGCCGCCGGGGACATCACCGGCACCGGTGCCATGCCCCCGACCGCGAGCTTCGCGATCGGGAAGGTCAGCGTTGTGCGTGGCGGGCAGGGTGCTGGCGGATCCAGCCAACAAGCACGCAAGGTCAACGGGCTGTGGCCGCAGGCATGGCAGATACTCCAGGCCGCCGGACTAACCGGGCAGGGCCCGCAGGAGTCCTGGCATGGACTGGGCTGAATTCGTCGCCGTTCACATCCCCACGCCGGCCACCATCTCGGTGCAGGCGTACGAGGGCTCCGGCGCCTACGGTGACGTGCTCGCCGCCCCAGCCAATGTCACACCGTGCGTGGTGGAGCAGACCCACCGCCTGGTGCAGGTGCAAACCCAGGACGCCATCGGCACCGAACAGGTCAGCTCCACCACCGTCTACTGCCCACCGGGCACTACCTCCCCGCCCGGCTCCCGGGTCACCTGGGCTGGGCGCACGTCGCGAGTGCTGGCCCGGTCGGACATCTCCGCACACGGCCTGGACTTGCCGGAGCACGTCGAACTGTCCCTGGAGTAACCGGTGGCCGATGACGGGTTCGTACTGGAGTGGGACGGCGACGAGGTGCTCGCCGCGCTCGCCAGCGCGAGCATGGACGGGCTGGAAGTGGCCGGCGAACACCTGCTCCAGGTGTCGTCGTCGCTGGCGCCGCACGAGGAGGGCGACCTGGAGCGCTCCGGTGAGGTCACCATCGACCCCGGCTCCGGCACCGTCGCCGTGTCCTACGACAGGCCATACGCCGTCAAGCAACACGAGGACCTCACCCTGCGACACGACGACGGCCGCCAAGCCAAGTACCTGGAACAGCCGATGTCGACGGAGCGGGACGTGATGCTCGCGCTCGCGATGAGGGCTGCCGGGAAGCCACTGAAGGGATGAGGGCGCAATGGCACTCGGTGACGGCTGGACCTCCCAACTCTTGACCGGCATCGCCGAACTGCTCCACAGCGGAGCTGCCGGAACCTGGCGCACAACCGGCGCCTACACGGCCGGCGAGACGGCCATCGTCATCCGCGCCATCCCGCAGCAGCCGGACCGGCTGATCACCCTCGCCGCCTACCCGCTCGGCGACGACCTGCCCGGCATGGCCGACCACACGATTGGCGTGCAGGTGCGCTGCCGCGGCGTGCCCGATGACCCGCGCGACGTCGAGGACCTCGGCGACGCCGTGTATGAGGTGCTCGACAGCCTCGGCCGGACCGCCCTCGGCATGGTGCAGGTCGTGGACGTGACCCGCCGCAACCACACCTCCCTCGGTCAGGACACCAACCGCCGGTGGGAGTCGTCCAGCAACTACTACGTCGAGGCCATGCGCCCGACAGCCAACCGCACCGACTGAGAGGCAGGGCCGCGTCATGGCGACCACCCCGACCACCCGGGTCACCGAGCTGGCCCGCACGCACCGACTCGACATCGACACCGCCACCTACCCGAGCGTCAACTACCAGCAGCTCATGGGCATCGAGGAGGTCAAGCTCCTGGAGGAACTGCGCACCGAGGACGACGAGGTCTACGACGACAACGGGGCGATGCGGGAGGAGGTCACTGGCTACGCCTGGCGCATCGAAGTCAAGATCGCGTGGTCGACCAACCTCGCCGGAACCGCCATCGATGCTGTACAGGCGTTCCTCCGCAGCCGTTTCAAGGCTCTCCGGACATCCAGCACCGGGAACACCGAGTTCGGCGTCCGCTGGTACGGACGGGAGGGCCTCGACGACGGCGAAAGCCACGAAGGCCGCTGCTACGTCAAGTCCTGGACGCCTTCGGGTGGTAAGGGCCGCAAGACCATCGACATCGTGCTGCAGGGGCAGGGCCAGCTCACCGACATCACCAACCCCGCCGGCTCCCTCATCCCAACCGTCACCAGCATCGCCCCGACAACGGGATCAACTGCAGGCGACGACCAGGTAGTCAACATCTACGGGCAGCACTTCAAGCCCAACGGCACGGCCTCCGTAACCGCAGTCGACTTCGGTGCGAATCCCGCCACCGACTACACGGTCGTCTCCGACGCCCACATCGTGGCGATCCCGCCCGCCGGCCTCGCCGGCACCGTCCAAGTCCAGGTCACCACCACAGCCGGGACCAACACGGACACACCCGCCGACGACTACATCTACGCCTGATGGGCACCCGGCTCCACGACCTCGACGCCTACTGGTCGCCAGGGCTCACGCTGACAGTCCGAGGCCACGAGTACACCCTGCCGCTGCCCTCCGCCGAGCTGGGCCTGTGGTGCCGCCGCCTCGCCGAAGTCACCGGAGAGGTACACAACGCCAGCAGCGAGCAGGAGATACAGGCCGCCGTCGCCCGCATCGAGGCCCTACCCCAACTCCCCGGCGACCTCAGCCTTCCGGAGCGGGTCCTTGGCGAGGTCTACCAGCAGATGGCCGCCGACGGCGTCGAGGACCCCTACATCCAGTTCTGCGGGCAGACCGGCTACATCTGGATCATCGGCGGCGAAGACGCCGCCGAACGATACTGGACCTCCGGGGGCCGCCCGGAAGCCCAGCGCCCGACGAACCGACAGGCACGTCGGGCGCAGCACCGGGCCCGGACTGGCGGGAGCCGTACGGCCGAGGCCGACGCGACCCCGCCACCGGCCTCTACGAGTGGTACAACATCCCCGCCGACGCCCGGGCGCAAGAGCAGGGGACGCCGGAAGGTGGGGTGACCTGGAGTGCCCTACTCGCACAGTGGGCACTCATCGAGGCTGACCTACACGACGTGTACGGCATCGACGTTGAGGACCGGACTCTGATGCAGACCCGGTCTTGGCGGTGGCTCCAGACACGCATCTTCGGTCTGCTCGCCGCGGATACCCGCACCTACCGGGCCTTCGCGCCTGAACCTGAGTTCTCGGAGTCCGTGTGAGCTACTCCGACAGCGTCAGATCCACAAGCGTCCATTTGTCGTCGCCAGAATCCGTGACGATGCAACTGTACTGGGACCGAACCTTAGCCCCGAAGCCGTTTTCCGAATCAACCGCGCCGCTCACCGTGTAGGTCGCCCCGTCTTTACTGGTTGTCGGATCGGCGTATTCTGCCGTGGCCGGAGCTTTGAGTTCTCTTTCGATGAACTGTTCGCACATAATTTCGGCGGTAATGCCCCGGTTGTCGCTCACCGGATCCAGTGATGCAGCACCACCGCCGAACACGGCTAATCCGCCAATTCCACACAGCGCGACGACCACGAGTAGCCCGACCGCAGCGAGGATCGGATTGCCCTTCTTTTTCGCCGGGGTTGGTTGAGGCTGCGCCGGGGTTGGCTGAGGCTGCGTCGGCGGCTGCATCGGAGACCCTCTTTTCCGGTGGATAACCGCTGCACGGTAACGGTGTCGTCCATCCGCTGCAAGCAGCCGGGCGTCGACTCGACGACGACCGTCCATGATCCGACAGGAGGCGATGTGGCGCTGAAACTCGGCGAGTTGGTCGCCTACCTCAAGGTCGATGACAGGCAGCTCGACCGCGGACTCAGAAGCGCCAAGGACAAAATGCGGCAGATCGGCCCCGTGCTCGGAGCCGCGCTCGCCGCAGGGATCGGCGCCGGCCTGCTCGGTGGGCTGCAACTTGAAGCCGCCCGCGCGAAACTCGCCGCCCGGGTGGGCGATCCGGGGCTGGCGCAGTCAATCGGTGAGGCCGCCGGACGGGTGTACGCCCGCGGCTTCGGCGAGTCCGCGGGGGACGCGATGGAGGCCGCGCAGGCGGTTGTCTCGTCGCATCTGGCGGCGGTAGACGACGCCGGGGCGATCGAGCGGATGACCGTGAAAGTCCAGGCGTATGCGTCCGCCTGGGGTACCGATGTCGCCGCCGCCGCCCAGTACACGTCAACGCTTATTGGTTCGGGACTGGCGCAGGACGCCGACCACGCCATGGATTTGATCGCCGCCGCCTCCGCCCGTGTCCCGGTGGCGCTACGCGAGGACATCCTTGAAGTCGGCAACGAGTACAGCCAGTTCTTCCGTACTCTTGGATTCGACGGGGAACAGGCATTAGCGCTACTGGTGGGTGCTAGCAAGAAGGGCGCGTACGGCATCGACAAAACCGCCGACGCACTCAAAGAATTCACCGTTCTTGCCACCGACATGTCGAAGTCCTCGGTGGAGGCATACAACCTCATCGGACTAAACGCCGCGGAAATGTCCAACCAAGTCCTCGCGGGCGGTGACACCGCACACGCCGCTCTCCAGAAAATCACGACCGGCCTGCTGTCGATCAAGGACCCCACCGAGCAGGCAAACGCGGCCATCGCGCTATTCGGCACCCCCTTGGAGGATCTCAACGTCGCAGACATTCCCGACTTCCTGAGCAACCTGTCGGCGGTAGGCGATGGCCTCGATGGTGTGGCGGGGGCCAGCGACAAAGCCGGTGCGGCACTGGAGGCGTCCGCCAGCCAGAAGCTGGAGGCATTCAAGCGGCAGGTCCAGGCCGCGCTGGTCGAGAGACTTGCCCAGGCCGTGCCTCACATTGAGGCGACGTTTGGTTGGCTGAGCCGAAACTCAGACTGGGTAGTGCCGCTGGCGGCTGGACTAGGAACCCTTGCCGGAGTGATCGGCACGATCATCGTGGCCCTGAAGGCGTGGGCGGCAGTACAGATCGTACTGAACCTGGCGCTGTGGACCTCGCCGGTCACATGGATCGTCCTCGCGATCATCGGCCTTGTCGCCGTGATTGTGCTGATCGCGACGAAAACGACGTGGTTCCAGGACCTGTGGCAAACCGCCTGGGATGGCATCAAGGCCGCTGCCGAATGGGTGCTGAATTGGATCGTTGGCGGTTGGGAATGGGCGGTAGGGATGCTCGCAACCGGTACGGAAAAATTGTGGTCGTTGTTTTCGGGGACCTGGCGCAAGGTCGGTGAGCTGGGCGGCGCTGTCTTTGGCTGGATCATCGATAAGGGTTCCGCGTGGCTTGACTGGGTGGCCGGGCTTCCCGGACGGGTCGGACGGGCAACACAGGGACTTTTCGATGGGATCAAGGCCGCCTTCAAAAGCGCGCTGAATTGGATCATCGGCGGGTGGAACCGGCTGTCCTTCCGCATTCCCGGGATTTCCGTGCCCGGCTTGGGGCAGGTGTGGGGTGGCGCGACTCTGTCCACCCCGAACATTCCGTACCTGGCGACGGGCGGTACCGCTCTTGCGCCCGGTCTCGCCGTGGTCGGTGAGCGCGGGCCCGAGCTGGCGTACCTCAACCGCGGGGCCACGATCCAGCCACTCGCGACCGGAGCGGCTACGGCCGCACCAGGTCGGCCGCTGCTCATCGGGGAGTTCCGGATTCGCGGCGGCGATCTGGTCCTGGTGCTGCGGGAGCAGGTCGCCGGCCGCGGCGGCAACGTGCAGCAGGTCATCGGGTCTAACCAGTAGCAGGAGGCGCGGTATGGGCTGGGCTGACGGGGATCCGCTCGGCGTGCGGATCAGGGCGGCGTTCGGCGCTGACCTGAGTGCCGACCCGGGGACGTGGGTGTGGACCGACCTCACGCCCTACTGGTGGCCATCGGATCCGATCGAGCTGGAATGGGGGCGCCAGCCCGGCGCTACCCGGCCCGAGTCGTCGACATGCGCGCTGACGCTACGCAACAGCGACGGCCGGTTCACCGCCGAGAATGCGGCGTCTCCGTACTGGCCGCACGTGCGTACCTGGACACCAGTCAGTGTGGACGTGCACCTAGGTGACGGGGCCGGATGGCGTAACCGTCACTCCGGCTACGTGCGGAACTGGTCGGTGACCTGGCCGGGCCGCTCCGGCAAGCTCGCCGTGGCACGCATTGAGTCGGTGGGCGTGCTCGGACGGCTGGGACGCGGTTCCCCGCCGACCCGATCACCGATGAACCGGACAATACTCGCCGCCAGTGACGGACTGCTGGCCTACTGGCCGTGTGAGGACGAGGCCGACGCGACGGGGGCGGCATCCGGCATCCGCGGCGTAGCGCCGATGCGAGCAGGCGGGAACGTGAAGTTCGCCGCCGGGGGCGTGGACATCACTGTCGGGGGCACCCAACGGTGGGGCACTAAATCCCTGCCGCTACTGGCCGACGGCGGGTCCCTGTCCGGTCGGGCGCCGGCCGGGACCAGCAGCCCTGTCGCCTGGACGCTGGAGGCGTTCTGGCAGACGGGAAACCCCGTGGGCGAGGTTGTCCTGCTGCGATGGACCACCCCCGCCGGGACGTTCGTGCGCTGGGACTATGTCGACGACTACAACGACGTCTACGGCACCTATCTGGTGGCCTACACCGCGTCAGGGTCGCCGACAGTCGTCTGGAGTGTGCCGACAAGGTACGTCGGGCCCTTCACCCTCAGGATATCCGCCGTCCAGAACGGCGGGTCCATCGACGTGAAAGTCATGACGTCTTCGCGGACCATAGGGTCGGTGACCGTCACCGGCACCCTGGGCCGGATCGACACCATCGCGCTCAACCCCGACCAACGCGTGTTCTCGTCTGTCGGCCTCGACTTCGTCGCGGGGCATCTACGGGTGTGGGACAGCGCGACGTCGCCACTCACGTCATCACGGGTAGACGCCCACCCGGGCGAGGGAGCGCACCTGCGGCTGGCCCGGCTGTGCGCTGAGAACGGCATCGCCCTGTCGGTGCCAGCAGTCCCCGATGAGGGCGCGACCGCGATGGGTGTGCAGCCAGACGGCACCCCACTTGACCTGTACCAGCAGTGCGAGCAGGTCGACCTCGGCATCATCTACGAGTCCGGACACGGGTTGGCGTACCTGCCTCGCTGGTCCCGATACAACGCCCCGCCCGCTCTGACCATCGATGCCGCCGACCGGCAGCTCGGCGGGGATCTCACCCCGGCCGCCAACGACCAGCAGCTGCGCAATCACTGGACGGTCACACGCATCGGTGGTTCCAGCGCGGTCGCCGCCGACGAGGACTCGATCACCCAACAAGGCCTGATCCCGTCGAGCCCCCGCCTCAATCTGGCGTCTGACAACCAGCTGCAGCATCACGCCAATTGGCGGCTATGGGTGTATGGCCAGGCGGGCACCCGGTATCGCCTCACCGTGCCGCTGCACACCCACTCCGGCCGTGCGCTGGCCGCGGATTGGGTGACCTGCCAGCCCGGCTCCCGGGTACAGGTGATCAACGCTCCCGACGCGGCGACAACCGACACGATCGACCAGACCCTCGTGCACGCACGCGAGACGATCAGCGGCCGGCGAGATTGGGTGGCCGAGCTTACTACCGAGCCGGCGCAGCGATGGGATGTGGCCGTTGCCGACGGCCGGCAACGCGTCGGCGCGGATGGCTCCACCATCGCGGCCATGGACGCTGACGGGCTGACTCTGACGATGACATCGACCGCCGAAAACGGCGCCTGGACGACGGACGCGGCGGATTTCCCGATGGACCTACGCATCGGCGGGGAGCGCGTGACCGCGACCGGGATCACCGGCACCGGTATCACCCAGACCGTGGCCCTGTCCGCGCGGGCCGTCAACGGGGTGAGTAGGGCGTGGCCGGACGGCACGGAGGTGCAGGTATGGGACCCGGCGGTGGTGTCCCTATGAGGAGGAGGACATCGTGACGCACTGGAAATCCGGGATGCTCATCACCCCCGCGCGATTGGGTGAGCAGGAGAGCGGACAGACATCGGTGTCATTCACCGACCTGACCATCCACACAGAATCCGTGACGTTCGACGCGCCATTCGCGGCCCCACCGCACGTGTCAACGCAGATCGTCAGCGGCAGCGGTGCCGCCGCCCGCTGGGAATCCCGGCCCATCAACATCACCGCCAGCGGGTTCACGTTGTTTTTGTACCGCGGGGACGGCTCCGTTTCACCCAGCACATGGGACGACGTGCCCGTGCAGTGGATCGCCGTTCTGTGACCACCCACCCGACGCCAGGAGGCACCTATGCCCACCAATCCCCATCCGGTCCCGGACGAGAGCCCGGAGCAGCACATCGGCGAACAGATCCCCGACCCGTGGTCGGACCCCGCCGAGACCGAATGGCCAGCAATGGAGGTGAAAATCGATGACGTGGACCGTAGTACCGAACCTGAATGAAGCCCGCGATCAACTCAACCGGCGGTTCCCCAAGCGGGACACGAGATCGGACGGCTCGATCGGCGATACCTCCCACCAGGGCGCGCCGTCGAGCCACAACCCGGACCGGACCGGTCGGGCGGAGTATCGCGACGGCGACAACCTCGACGAGGTACGGGCCCGAGACTTCGACGCCGACCTGCA